CCGTTAACGGGATTCATAATAGCAGGCTGCCCTACCAATGAATCAAACCCATATTGCACGCTTGCCTTGCGGACGCTGTAGCCTAAATGCTGACCGCACATATCCAAGGCCATCGAAATAAGATTGCTGATATATGTATCGTCCGCCGTGGAAGTTACGCGCAAATGCTGCTTTGCTTCCGCTAGTGAAACGTAATCCGTGGCCGCTTGGCTGTAGCTTATTATGCGTTTTCCTGTTATCATTAGTCGCCCTCTTCGGGGTTAATGGGTTTTACTTTTTTTGGCTTGGCCTCTTCTATTACCGCCTCGGCATCGCCTACCTCGATTAATAGCTCGGCCTGTTTCTGTTCTAATTCCACAACCTCCCCGGCATTGTAGGACAAATTCCATTTGCCTGTCGGGTTAATCAAAAATTTAACTTTCATAATTAGCGGACGTAGGCGACAATTAAGCACCTACGCCCCACGCGGATAACGAGCCGCGCCCCGTTATAATTAGGCTACAATGTCCTTACAAACTGCAAACGCAGCAGGCTGCAACAAGTTGCAATCCATGTAAGCATTTAATACCACGTTAGTCAATCCAGCAGTTGCACCGCTATAAGGATCAACAGTCAACTCCATACCACCCCAAGAAGCTAAAGCCATCTTAGAGAAATCTCCAAAAATAGCAGCGCTCAAAGTGCTTGAAGTACCTTTGCTTAAGTTGCTAGGAACCAAGGTAGAAACAGCCACAGGGTAACCGTTCAACTCAGAACCGCCAGCAGGCCAAATGAAGTTCCCTTCTACGCCGCTTGATTGACGTGGGGTTGTCTGCAATTTAGCCTTGACCAATGGGTTAGTCAAATAAGCAACTCCATCGCCGTTGGCGTTTTCTACAGCCTTCATCAAGTTTACAACGTCAGCCCAAACAGGTGCAGCACCGTTGGCGTTTGTTGAATTTGAAGTTGCACCACCTGCATAAACTACGTTCACGCTGCTGTTAGCGATAATACCGGTAGGCTCGTTAGAACCACCACCCTTAATTGCAGCAGCTTCCAAAGATTGAGCCATTGCCTGCAATAACCAGTTACGAACGTAAGCGTCGATGCTATTGCTTGACTGCAACATCAACTGGTTAGAAACTTGGATATAAGCGGCCAAACGCTTAGGGCTAAAAGTCACCTTAGAGAAAGCAGGGCTTTTCTCGGTAGCTGTTCCGTTTTCAGTATTCCATCCAGCGGAGGGCAAAGTGCTTGCAGTTGGAAGGTCTAAGTTACCCACCAAGTTGCTCAATTGCTGAACGCCCAACCCGCGCAATACGGTTTTAGGAAGCAATACATCGATGATTGAACCTACAGAAGTTTGGATATTTACTCCACCTTCAGAGCCTGAGCTTCCACCTGTTGCAGTCATGTCACGCTTGAAAACCTCGGAAGGAATTTTAATGGAATGAGCAGAAACAGAAACTCCGCTGCGCTGATATTCTTCAGCAGCAATTGCGTTAAACTCGCCTTCGATACCATCGCGACGGCCGCTAATAGCCATCTCCATAGCACGCTTGAAGCTATACTGCTCCTTCATTTTTGACTTTTCCTTTTCCTCGCTGCGGCTTGCGCTGTTTCCAGCAGCCTGAGCGGCAAGGGTTTGCAATTTTTCTAACTTCTCAACCTCGGAAGCGATAGCCGATAAACGGGCTTCGATTTCAGATAATCTGGAAGTTTCTTTTTCAGACATGCTGCGCGCTTCACGCTCGATAACATTCTGCAAGCCAGCCAACTCGTCTAACAAGCTGCCGCGCTCTTCTTTTAAAGCTTTGATATTTTTCATGTTTTAGTAATTTTTATAACGGATTGCAATCAATTTAATAATATCAGCGCTCGCCTTAGATTGCTCGGCGTCGCTTATCTCTCTTTCCTCGTCGCGCATTTTCAAAATACTGCGCGCATCGGCTTCGGTATCCTCATACGCTGGATATGTCACAGGGCTAACGTCGTATAAATCCTCAATAACGTTAACCACGCGCTTACCCATATTACCGTACTTTTCGGATTCTGTCCACATCTGCTCGCGAATTGTAAACGCAAAACTCGATTGCGTAATATCTCCGCGCATAATGGATCGCACAACGCTTACGTGCGTAGGGTTTTCGTAATCAGGCACCCAAGTGTATTCCAAATTGCCCTGAGCGTTTACAAATACTTTGCACGTGTTTGCCTTGGTGCGGCCTAATATTAATTCGCTCTCATGATTGAATAAGCAGCGAATGTCGTAATCTTTCCCAAGCGCGTAATCAAACGCCCCTGGTGCGATTACTTCCTCAAAATATCCTAAATCCGTCACGCTATTAACAACCGCAGCAATGCCGCCCAATTCCTTGGGCATTGCATCGCCTTCGGCTCTATATTCAATCGTCCCGGTTATCGTTCTTTTTTCAATCATGCCTGTGTATTATTATTGTCCCCCGTTGGGTTATTGTTGTTTAATGCCTTGTTTGTTAGATTAATTATCTTAGCCTCCATGTATTCGTCCATTCTGTCCGCTGGTATTAAATTTGATTCAACCATATACCCAGCGCCATCGGTATAACCGTTCATGTCTTCCCACATGCGCGCCTCGTTTGGCGATAACCATCCGCCGCGAATACCTTTGTTATAAAAATCCGCGCGATCGTTGGCCGTAGCTCTCAACAGCGAATTAAAATTAAACTTGAAATACATCGTTGGCTTATCCTGTTCAGTCAAAAGCTTGCGTCCCATCTCTTGCTCGATATTAATCGCGTAAGCTAACAGCGTGCGTGCATAGAAATCCTGAAACTCTTGTTCAACAGACGACTTCACGCCGCCATCGTTGGCGCCAATCATAGACGACGGCACGCCAAACATTCGGGCGATTTCTTGCGCTGAGAATTTACGCTGTTCAATATACTGCGCTTCCTCAGGCGACAAACTTAAACGCTCCATTTTTACGCCGTTAGGCAATACAGTGCTGCGCGCCTGGCCGTTTATGACATCGTCCAAACTATTTTTTAACGCGCTGGCCTGTTCGGGTTTTATCATTGCGTCGCTAGTCAACAAAAATTTCAATATTCCGTTTTTGTAAACGCTAGCGCTCGAGCCAATAGCCGCTAAATCAATACCCAAACTCTCGGCATGCACTTGGATAGGATTTTTCCCCTTCAATGGGTTATCAGTACACAACCCTTTAAAGTGCAGCATATCCGTTGCCGGAATCATTCCAGGGAATCCTTTCGCGTTCACTTTATAAAACAGCTGCCCGTCTTCCATAATCGGCTCGACAAACTCGCTGCGTATTGGGTGCAATTCAATTGCAATAAATCTAGCGTCACGGTTTATAAACGCATAAGCGTTGCCCTTCAATACCAACTGCCCCACCATGTACTTAATAAAATCAAATTTGGTTTGGTAGCTGTTAGGATCATTCAATAAAGCCGCCGCATAATTATTTGTTATCTGTATTTTCTCGCCGTTGCTGTCGTTGTAGATTTTCAAGCTTAGCCCGGCTATCCCGTCCGATATAACACGTACGCAAGCGTGAACGCTGCTAATACTTAGCGCAGTTTGTTCGTTCACGGCCTGCCCTGATTTAGTTTGAATACCGAATATATTGCTTAGTGTATTTACTAACCAGTCAGGCGGCGCCGATAAACTGCTCCGCTTTTCTGTCCTAAATTTTGGCCATAGCCTGAATTGCATAGTTACAAATTAAATTTAAATTATTTACTTATCGGTTAACAACGTTTGTTTATTTTCATCCAACGGCACAGCACCACCCTAAACGTAGCATAGTTTGCGTATCGGTTGCGCCCAAACGTTTTCATGTATTGCCGCTCAATTTCTTCAAATGCTTTTTCGTAAGTCGGCCAGTTCGGTAGCTCTGCATAGTAAGCTTTTACATATTCATCGATATAAATCAATTCGGGCCTCACAGTTGAACAAACCAAAAATCCTGTTTCGATTCCGCAGCGCCTGCCATGTAACCGCCCAACGCCATAACCATACTAACCGCTCCGTCTACTTTGTCCCCCGATTTGGCCTTGTCAATTTTAACATTCCCTGCTGGATCCGTTTTCAAATATATGTTTCCCATCATCCACCTAGTCACAGGATTGCCGTCATGTGTTAACTCTTTATTTTTTACTTTCCGCTCCAACTCCTTAGTAGGCGCGCTCATGCTTACAAATCCTTGGCCAAATGGGTACATGCTTAGCCCGTCATTTGTTAACTGGATAACTAGCTGGCTGCTGTTGTAACGGTCGTAGCTTATATCCTGCACGTTATACCGTTCGCACAACTCGCCGATATGCTTTCGAATATAATCGTAATCGGTTACGTTCCCCGGTGTTTCTATTATCCATCCGTCGCGCTGCCACTGCTTATACTGCTGTCCAACCGAATCCGTCCGCCTGCGGATTGCTTCCTCGGGTAAATAGTACCAGGTGCGCACGGCGTGATATTCTGGAAACCACAGCGAAAACGCGCAGAAATCCGACGTGCTTGCAAGGTCAAGCCCTGCATAACACTCAAGCCCATCTAAATCCATATCCTGCTCGCAGGCCATCCAATCCGAGTCACTTATCCAAGTCATTGCCGTATCGGTCCACACATTCAGCAGCTTGGTTTTAAACTCTACCTCTTTGTGAACGAACTCCCGCGCCTCGGTCAGCGCTTGGTGCAACTGCCTAGGGTAAACGCTTACGCCCCAATTAGGATTAGCCTTAATCCAATTGCGCTCGTCGCCCCAATCGTCGCCGTCGTCCAACGTGTAAATAATAGTGAACAACCCATCGTCTTTTAATTTTCCCTCCAACACATTTGCGCAATAGACGCGGTGGCGGTAGCATGGTGCTTCGCGGTTAAATCCTGCCGTTGTAATTGTAAACAATAGCGGCTGCTTCCTTGCGCCCATGCTATTAAATATTACGTTATACAATTCGTCCGTAGGGTGCGCGTGATATTCGTCTATGCAAGCAAAGTGCGTATTTAATCCGTCCTGCTTATTAGGATTCCATTCCAGCGGCTTGTATAAATTTTGCCCGTACAATATCCGCCTGTTGTTAACGCTATTGTTAACCGTTACCTCGCCTTTAAGCCAATCCGTATTTTGACAAACCCTTACAGATTCGCCGAATACCATCATGGCTTGATCTAACTTAGTAGCCGCACTATACACCTGCGCGGCCG